GTGTTACTTCAAATGGTATATAATCTACTATTAATTGTTTAGACATTTTATAATCCTCCTCTATAAACAAATGTTATATCACCGACAGCTCCATCACCACCTGTTCTATCCCAAGCTACAGGCTGCACATCAAGTCTAACAGGACCAGACCCAGCATCACCAGATGCTACTGAAGCAGAAATCCATCCTGTGCCTCCAAAATCATGTTGTTCATCTAAAAGTGTTGTTCCAACTGACCCAGTCGCATCAAAACAAAATTTATATCCTTGGTTAGCTTTATTAATCATAATATAAGTAGGTCTTTCTGTAATTGTCAATGCTGCAGGAGCGCTGGCATTTCCAAATGCTGATTTTGGCAATCCTTTAGGACCTTGCTTTTCACCAGCGTTACCTGAACTTCCAGCTGGTAAACTTGTTAACTTTTCATAAGACATTATTTTCTCCTATTTCCATGATGCCCTTTTTAACCATATATCTCTTAATACATCACCAACGACATCTCTAATTAATTTTCTTATCATTTGTAAATCTTTTGGCTCCAAAGCTTCTTTTACAACTTTATAACCTGTACTATTTGTTGATATTTTTTTAATTTTTTTTGAATCTTTTTTCTTTGAAAATGCGAATGGCGTTGAGTATCCATCAACATCTGCTGTAGTGGTTATTTCCTCTAACTCATTTTCTTCATCTAAAACTTCTTGAATATATTTTTTAATTAATTGTTTTAGATTTTCTTGCATGTTTTTTCACTTCTTTTAAAAGTTCCATATATCTTAAAGTTTGAATTACTGTAATATCTTTAACGAAATTTGATTTATTATCGATACTACATATTTTATCTATAGCATTGATTGCTTCTTTTAATTTAATTTTTACTACCTTTTCATTAATATTATTTACTTGATTTTTAAGTTCTTTTTTCAAACCAGGAATTAAATCACTAATATATTTTTTTAAATTATTAGAATTAGATACATTATTTATATATTCTTTCAATAATGATTTTTGTTGTATATTTAATTTAAAATATTTTGAATTAAATTTTTCTAATAAAATTTTATAAGATAATGCTCTCAGTTCTTTATCTTGATTTTTATTTTTTTCAGATAAAACATTAATATTTATTGATTCTTTTTTTGTTAAATTTTCTATTAAATTAAAATATGTTTCAGTTTTTTCTTCTGGAGTCATCTTTTCATTATATTCAAATATACGATAAATAGAAGCATAAGTTTTATAACTTTTAATTTTGGAGGAAAATAATTTATTAAAATTAAACTTTGACTTTATTTCTTTTATTACATTATATTTTTGTCTTTTTAATTGAGTCTTATTTATTTTTCGGTGAGCGTTTATTACTTCAGAAATAAAGAAATCAGCCTTTCTATCTGTCTTAAATGTCGTATTGATTAACGCGTTATATAACAATAATTCTTTGCCTAACTCTGTTTTTTCATCAAATCGTTCTTTAATGATAGCTAATGCATGATTTTTATTTTTATTATCCAAGATATCAGCTGTTACTTGTCTTATTAAAATTTCATATAATAGACCAGTATTCTTTATCTTGGAATGCTTAGATTTTTTCATTATAAGCTCTCCATGTTCAAAAATATGTAATAAGGTTCACATATAAATATAGATTTATATATAAAATAA